AATTACTCAGGTCTCTGTAAGACGAATGTGATGGATTCAACGATAGGCAATCCAACAATTCTATATTCAACAGATACGTTGATTTTATTCTGCTCATATAAGGGCAAAACAGTCACTTCGGTTAGATCTACTCTTGGTTCATTCTGTTTGATGGTATTTATTATCTCATCCTTGATAGAATCAGCAATAAATGGGTCTAATGGTTCAAAAAGTAACTCATTTACTCTAGAACCAACTAAAGGTTGGAAAGGTTTTTCACCTGGAACGGTTAAAACAAGATTTTTGATGGATTGCTTGATCGCATTCTCATTTTTGACACTATAAATGTCTTTTGTGAATGGATTTATAGGCAAAGAGATATTTACGTCGTCGAATCTACGAGAACGCTTAAAATCTGAACCATCTATGTTCTTTAACGCCATTTACTAAGTGGTTTTACATCCTTTTCTTTTTTTGCAGGATACTCACTTATCAAGACTTTGCCACTTTTGACAAATTCTTCGCTTTTGTCTACTTTTACAACCATAATTACCTCGATCCTGTTTTATTTATTCAACTTCCGATGAAAACATTGGGACTTGATCCAGAAACTACACTTAAACAATCAAATGGTACAGTATTATTCCCAAATGGGTCTGCAAATCTCCCTGCTCTCATCCCTTCGATGAAAACTGTTTTACATGTTGCAAATAACCTTCTATTATGTCCAACAGAAGGTTCACGACCATTACCACCTACACCAGTAGTACAATGCCATGCAGGAGTCGATCTAACAGTCAAACATTTGAACCCTATCGATATTGTAGTAAACATCGTGGGGGTAGGATGAGTTATTAAGTCATCTTGATCAATAATTGGTACTAAGTCGTTTACTATTACAGTTCTATTAAAAGGATCGTTCCCACCAGACTGAGGATCTCTAGGTCTTTGGGGATGTGGTGGCCATGTTGCAAAATTATTAACAAACGGAACTCTTTTATTTACAATCGTCTCTTGTAATGATGAATGAGGGCATGGACTAACAAATCCTCCACCTGGACCAGGTTGCCAAGTAACACCATTACCTCTTCCGTGTCCGCTACACGTTCCTGTAAAGAGTGCACATGCTTGATGTCCGCTTGCCATTAGGTTACTTGATAAGGATTACCATACGCAGCAGTTGCTTTACTCAAAGTCCTCGTTGCGGAAGTAAAATCATTCAACATGATCATGTTTCCTGATGCGGACCAGTTCTGACATCCTGGACCTTGTACTCCACCAAGGAAACTAAAAGTTGATCCGCTTCTAGTTGATGCAGGAGGTTGAGGGCAACTGAAATGACTCGTTCCTTCTTGTGCTACGTTAACACTAAGAGTTACAGTGATATTAGTATCAACTCTAGGATCAGGACGAAACTGCCTTAAGAAGTATTTAGTTAGGTTCGATGCATATGGTAACTCAGAGAAGGGTCCTTGTGCAGTTTCAATATAAGATTCATCATAGTTCTTTACTATTGGTCCATCTTGAGTTATTCTACCCATATATGACTCAACTGCTTCATTCTCATCTTGTTGTGCTTTAATAATTGATCTTTTAAACTCTCTTGCCTCATTTGAGTCTCCAAAGTCATAAGATGTGACTTGAGAATAGTCCGCATTGTTTTTCATTTCATTTTTATACTGTTCTAAGTCCGATGCATGGAACGCAGACTGTGGAAGTTCGTGGATTCGCTTATTATTTGGGTCAGTTTTGATTTCTATGCTATCTGCAGTGTTTTCAAACGCTCTTTGTGCAGGAGGAAATGACGCAGACTCAGATAATGCTGCTCTATCGCGTTGTTGATCCTCTGGACTGTACGTTGGGAACGCATTTCCAAGATCAGGGAACGCATCAAGTATAGATGTAGCATCTGATACGCGGTTTTCCGAGAATGCAGCATTCGGTGCTACGGAATTGAGCACTTTATGCACATTTACGATACTAACTTGTGGTAAATTGGTGCTAGAGTATCCGCTTCCCCCATTTTTAACAGTAACAGCAGTCAAAACTCCGTTACTAAACGTTCCTTCTACCTCTGCAGGTGTTCCAGTTGCTATAACTGGTGCAGTAATACTCAATTCTGGTATTCTTCCAAGTGTATCCCACCCAGAACCTCCTCCATTCGTATCTACTGAGACACTTGAGACTCTTCCATTCGTGATTGTAGCAGTACAACTAGGTTGAGTTAAGGTATTGTATATGTCTGGAGCATTTCTATCGACTGTTCCTATAGTGTATTGTATAGATTTCTCACTAAACTCATACAATCCACCAAAAAATCCTCTATCTACAACGCCTTTACCTGCTCTTACCGTAACTTGGTGTGCTCTGTTGCTTGTATATTGTGTATCTTTAGTAAAATTGCTTCCATTCCCATCCAAATAAGCAAAATGGTAAGGGAAAAGACCTGTTGATGTATCATAATCACTATCAATTGACGGTCCGTGGACTACTTGAGTGATTTGATGACCATTTAGAGTGTCACCTGTTCGTAAAACATCAGAGATTGTACCAGACTGACCAGAAATCGGTCCTACGCTAGTCACTTTGATGTTCAGTGTGAACGTGGTTGTCGTGTTATCGGGGTGTGTATGAGCGTGGGTAAGCGAAAATACGTCGTCCACAGCATAATTTGTGCCAGGTTGCATGATTTCCTGTATTTGCCACCTCGTTCCAGTGAATGCTACTGTGGATCCCGACTCGTCGATGATCGGTTCGACCTTGACATTCAACTTAAGACCCTGTTTTGACCCAGAGTTCAACTCATAGATGTTAAAAGTACCTGCTGCCTCGTCCCCTGCTTGCCAAGTATTCTGTGTGGAGTCATATATTATACCTATTCCCTCTCCTTCATTCCATGCATCACTATAAGTTACCCCATCATAAGACGCAGAGAGGTCTAGAACACCATTAGGAATGATGCTCGAAAGGGAATCATACTCAAATACTATCTTATTACTATTCGTACCAATACCAAATAAGGTTGGGTGAGGGCAATCGGGATCACCTGTGTAGTCAATATCACTCTCTACAGTATACGCACACCCTGTGGAAGCGGGGGTACAGGTAAAATTACTACAAGGAAAGCAGTTAGTATTACTAATCGTACTTCCATCATCAGCACCACCTGTAACTGTCTGCTCTTCATTCTCTAAATGAAACGCAGGAGTACCAATAATACCTGCATTGCTGCTAGTATCATACAAATAAGAGAACCAAGTATCACTTCCCTGTATATCAAATGACAACTGAGAAGGGAAATGGTCGTATATTAATACAGCACCATCATCACAAGGAGGATCACATACTGCAGTACGAGTTACTTTACCACAATTAGCACCACTTGAAGGAGTAACAAACCCAGATTGTCCAAAAGAAGCATTACCCTGAGTTAAACACACACGAATACTATCGTACATGACTGCTTGTCCAGTACGATTCGGAACATTTGCATCTACTTGACGTATAATATCAGTAGGATACTCTCTGTATGTTAAACTAATCTTCCTATCAGCAGGAAGAGGTTCGTAGTTTAGACATGCATCAGCATCCGCACAAGGATCGGTAATAATATTACCTAGGTAATCTTTTCTTTTACATCCCATTTTCGAGTTTATCCAATCGTTTATAGATTAGATCGAAGTTTTCCTTTATATTTAAGTAATCTGAATGGTTAGTTGGTTTATAAAGTAACTTATCATGCACATGTATTGGCATTTCAGAAACATATTTCTCAACTTCTTCTAATCTCTTACCAATAACTACCATACACTCATTAATAGTGTTAAGGGCAAGTGCTAGTTCCTGTTCATTCATTCTCTGATTGTTTAAAAATAATCTTACCGTCAATTATATCATATTCTAACTCAGTTTCACGATACCATCCAAGGTCTTCACATATCTCGTAAGGAATAGTAAGTACTAGATCACCAAAATCGTCTTCGTCGAGTTTTGTGGTGAATCTTTTTGACATACGTTATAGTTTGTATCTAGTGTTCGGATGGTTAGATTTCCATCCATTCCATAGTGTATATAGCACATCCTGATTTTTAGCATTATTCAACCCAATATACAAGTCAGCAACTGTATACATCTTCGTATCTAGGAACCCCTCCTTACGGATAAGAGTTTGAAGTGCCCATGTTCTCAAGTCCTGGTCAATAGGTAGAGGTCTCATTTTTTTACTGGGAAATTTTTTATTTTCTATGGTAATCATAATACTGAATAATATGTAGGTCGCTTTCGGGTACCTTTGTAGGTTAGGGACTTAAGCGTTTTATATTTAGGGGCGCGACGACCCGCGAGAACCCGCGCCACGACTGCGATCTGGGCGACTGTGCTTGAGACTGGCGAGACTGAGATTAGACCATAAAAAAAAGAGGGTTGTTGTTCCCTCTTATTATAGCACCGTGTGAGATGTTTGTCAACTAGGCAAGTGCTTCGATTTCCTTCTGTGAAATTGTCTCGAACTCTGGGAAATCAGAATGACCATCTTTTAACCATTTGTTTATGTGGCGTGAAGTGGTAACGCTGAAGAACTGCTCAGTTTTTACGAACCCTCTGCCAAAGATATAAGCAGCAACTGGGGTACGGTAAGAAAAAAATACTCTTGCTGTGTCTGTCTCTACTTCTGTACCGTTTGCGAATACTGGTGTTAAGTTCATTTTAGAATGTCCTTTGTTTGTTTATACTATTATTATAGTACTTCTTTCCCCTCTGTGGTCACTGTGTGTGCCACTTCTTCAACTGGCACATAGTAGCATAATCCCTCCTCTA